CAGCCTCAACATTGAGGTTTGCCGAATTAACACCTGAAAGAAGCAACTCACCAGAGAACGCGCCAATACTTGATAACTGAGAAGTAAAGTTCACACGCGTAAATGGCAACTCAGCAATGATCGGATTGGGAGTAGATCCCGACTGATACAGTTGAGTTGTTACATAGGTGTAATCGCTAATAGCCATTAGATGTAAGCGTTCCTATATGTAATAGCCATAGAGCCAAGGGTACTAGACCAAGTAGGGGCGTAGTTTGCCGCGATAGATAGCCAGCCCTGAACTGGATTACCTGAAGTTACATTGTCAAAGTAAGCCAAAGTATTTCGAGCAGGAACGCCATTCTGCGTAATGGTGCGTTGTAAGAGATCAATAACTAGCGGATAAGAAGTATTGACATTTGAAAAGTTCATTCGTGAACCTGTAACGGTATCCCAAATTGCTCCGCTTGCGCTAGGGCTTGCAATAGTAATAGCAGGGCAGGTAGCCGCCCAACCGTTATTAGCCAAGGCTACGCCAGTAGTTCCAGAGGCGGTTTTGGCGGTATCGTCATAATAGCGAGGATCTGGGAAATAGAACTCAACCTGTACGGCAATATAGCCAAATGTGTAATCTGGATCAACGGGCGTTGTAATGTTGCGAACGCGACCCCACATACGCTTGATACCGTTAATTGTTGTATCAGTATATGACTCAGAATTTAATTGATATTGGAAAAGGTTAAGGGTTGTATCTGAAGGCTGAGAACCCTGATAAGGGTCAGGATAAAGACCTTGAACCTGCGGGGTCATGGCAACTCTGAAATCACGCAAATATGATTGAGCGCTTTTATTGGAATCGCCAATAATAAGCATATTAAAAGTTACTGTGCGACCTTCAAAGAAATCTCTACCTGAGTAAGCGCCATCAATATAGCCTCGGTTATCATCCTGAACGCGAAGCGCTGGAGTGCCTAGACCATCAATGCTCTCTACAATGTAAGGAGTTCCTGAACCAAAAGCAACGCCTCTAAATTGAAATTGATATGTTCCAAGAGTCATATTATTTCCTTAGAGGCTGGTTTTGAGTAGCAACTTTAGCAGATGCTTTACTTCCATCTACATATACATTGATGTTAGTTGATGAACTTCCACCAACTGTAAGTTTTTCCATTTTCTTAATAGAAGTTTTTTTACCTCCAGCAGTAGAAACGGCAGGTGGCTTCTTACCGCTATCAATGCTTCCACCAGCGGCATATTTTGTAGATGCTGCAATATCGGCAGCAGATGATGAATGTGCAGCGTTCCATGCTGCTAATTCTCTTTGATATTCTGCCATAGCAGCCGCACCGCCCTTGCCTCCAATTTTAGGCATAGTGGGTTTTGCGTTGCTCTTTCCTGCTTGATAAATTCCAAATCCAACCGTTGCGGCGATTGCAGCGCCAGCAGCAACAACACCGCCACTAGTTAAACCAAGCACTCTAAGAAATGCGCCCGCTTCTGGTGCGGCAGTTCCAGCAGCGCCTTCTGCTAATGCTGCTGCTCCCGCTGCTGCGGCTAATGCTCTGTATTGAGCAATTAAAGAACCAATTAAAGTAAATAGTGCGGTTGCTTTAGGTGCTACCCATATTGCGGCAAGAGCAACAACAAAAGTCTGAAAAAAACCTGAATTATCTTTAATGACACCAAAGAAACTTTTAAGTGATTTGATACCAGTATTGTTAATCCATCCAACAACTCTATTGAGCGCTGGAACTAATCCAGTTCCTACTTGAACCTCAAGGTTCTGGAAATTAGCCTGAGCAGTTTGTAGGCTTCCTGCAAGAGTTTTGCTAAATGCGGTTGCAGATCCATGTGCGCGATCTTCTACGGCTTTAAGAATTTGCTCAAGCGAAGCACCCTTTGGCAAAGTCTTGCCGATAGCGATACCAAGATCTCCAAGACCTTTAGCCTGACCGATAGTTGCGCGAGCCAAAAGTGTTGAAGCATCAGCAAGAGATATTTGCTTATAGCGGGCAAGATCTGCGGCTACGCTGAGAGTATCAAGAGCGGTTTTAGGATTACGGCTTGCAGTAGTAAGAGTTCCCAATGCTGAATAGGTATCAGCAGTGGAGAATCCAAGATTACGCATAGCCTCATCAGCGCGATCAATATAAGGTTTAGCAACATCAAAACTTACGCCAGTATCTTTGATGGCAACAGAAAGCCTTGCTTGCGCGGTTTCTACTGTATCTAATTGTTTAATGCTTGCAACGGCAAAAGTAGCAAAAATTCCACCAAGACCAAGAAGCGCAGTTCCAGCATATTTAGAAGCAGTTTGCATTTTGCCAAGAGCGCTGCTGGCAATAACGCCATTCTTTTCCATCTTAACGAGTTCTTTATTAACCTCGCCAAAGGATGCAATAGCCTCAGTAGCCTTTGCTTTGATCTCAAAGATTACTGGTGGAAAGAACTCTGCCATGATGCCTCCTAGAGAGCCAAGTGTTTGCGGATAATGTTAAGTGCTAAAGGTCTAAATCTTTCCCACGCTGGTTTCATGTATGGGAACTTTGTGCCAGAAGGCCAGTTGCCGCCACCAAGTTCAACTCTGCGACCATAAATGATTGTTGGGCCAACTAACGCAGAATAGGTAGCAAAACCTTCACGCATTGGTTTGCCTTGAATAGATCGGCGCAGGTTACCTGTGCGGTTTTTAGGTGGCTTGCCTGATTCAGCCTTTTCACCTTTTTGGCGCTTGCCTTGAATTTGTTCTTTAGAAAGTTGAATGAGCGAAGTCATCATCTCATTACGAGCCATCATAGCGCCGCGATCAATTTTGCCTTGAGCCTCAACAACTTTACGAAGAACTTCAGGGATGTTATTGCTCATTTCCACTTTCGACCTCCCTAGAAATCTTAAGTATTTTAAGAATCCAATCCACCATAAAGGCGGGTTGTTCATCTGTTTCTTGCGGAGTCCAGCCAAATTCTTTGGCACACAAGTAATACAGGTATTCCTCATACGGGTAATCGTGTAACTCGCTTGAAGGATTACCTTCTAATACCCACTTTAAGCGTTCAAGTTTCCTAAAGGGCTATCAGGGTTGCTCTGGTTGGCTGGCGTATCTGAGAAGTCTGGGAAGATTCCAGATTGAGCCTTAGCCGCTTCTGCTGCTAAAAAGTCATAATCAGGCATTGTCAGTTCATCTAGTGAAGCAATGTGAATTGACGGAATAATAAGATCAAATGACCATGACTCGACAAGAACCGCGATAAGTCCATCAGTCATAGACATAGCCTGAAGCAAGCCTTCTTGGTTATTGGCAGCCGCTACAACCTTCTTGCGATCTTTTACGCGAAGGGTTGATGGGTCGCGCATTACTACGGTGTTACCTGATGGGAGAGTAATACTTTTAGACATTGGTTTCCTTCCAACTTGCCTTCACAAAAATAGCCCGACTAGGGGAGGGAAGGCGGCTCCCCTAGCGGGATTCTATCGGTTACTGGAATGTTCCGCTTGGGAGAGCGTTCTGCAAAGTAAACTTTACAGGTGAGTATCCAGAGGTTGCGCCAACATCTGTTGTGTTACCAAGACCTTCAATATCTACGGTCACTTCAACATAGTCAGCGTTACGCTCAATAGCGCCAGTTACATAAGCACCCTTTGAAAGAGTGAACTGAACCTGAGTTGCAGTTGCACCGCTACCAGTTGAGAAGTTGAATGTAAGTGCTGGCTGAGTGTTGGTGATGTAACGAGTAAGTTCTGTGTCATCTTGCATGACGAAAGTGATCTTGCCCTTAGCGGTTAGCGCACCAACAAAGACCTGATAAGGAGATTGTGTATTGCCAACGCCCCAAATAGCCTCTGCCTTGCGAGAAAGATCAAGAGTTCCTGTGCGAACATAAGCAACCTGAGAACCGCCGATTGTTACTGTTCCAGTCCATACTTGAGTAGGAAGAACTGTTGAGAACGATGGGGCTGGAGCAGAAGTTGTAACTGATGGGAAACCCATAGCCTTAACTGTGTATTCCAACATTCCATCAGCGTTAAATGCCAAACCAAAATCTGTGATCTGAGCGCCCGGATACTGGCGTGTGTTTGCTGAGTAGAAGTCTGTGATTGTAAGAGCCTTTGGCTGAGCATCGCCAGTTGTTCCAACTGCGTTCTTAAGCGCAATAGCGTGTGTGTAAGGAGCGCTTGAACCTGTTGTGGTTACATCGCCAAGGATACCTGCAACCCAGTAGCCGATTGTGTCTGCAAAGACCGGGCCACCAAAATCAACGGTAGTGTGGCGGCGGCCTTGGACATACTGATAGTTCTCAACAAGTGAGCCACGAAGCCCTGTATCGTAGAGAGGATCAATCATATCTACTGGCTTAAATGTATTCATGGTAACTGGCACAAAGTTTGTAGCCGTTACGGGTGTTCCTTTTGTCGTTTCTAGGGCAACGCCTAAATACGACTTAACGGATGGTTGTGCTAGTGCCATTATTCATCTCCTACTGTTGGCTTGGACTTGGTTGGCTTTGATGAAACATTTGCAGCGCTGAAATCTTCAGGTGCTTCAAAGGTGTCACCGGGTTGAACTACTACTGAAATACTTGGAAATACGCGCTCATCTGAGCCTGTATATGTGAACTGCATGATTGCTCCTATGCGTTGATAACTTGGGTAACATCAAATCTCACAACTGCCCAAGTTTCGGTAGCAGTACCGTTGCTAGACATTGGCTCGCCGTAAGAAGTGTTAATGACTGGTTCTGCTGCTTGCCATACAAGTACGCCAGATTTATCGCCAAACTGATGATCGGAGCGAAGGCGGTTCTTGAGGTTATCTATGACATTATCAAAGTCAGCCATAGCATCTTCAGCGTTGTTTTCTAGTGAGTGATGAAAGAGTTGAATTGCTACTGAGTAATCAACCTTTTTGATACCCGTAGCCGCACCTGCTGCGGTATATCCACCCAAGCCAATACGAGTTTCTGTTTCAGACTCAATAAAGACTACGGCAGCGCAACGATTTCTCTGCGAAGGCAAAGCATTAACCTCAAAGTTAATACGCTTAGGAAACGAGGTAAAGACCTGATTGATGCCATCTACCTGTGGTGGCTTGATGAAGGTAGCGATTGTATCTCGGGCTTCTTTGCGACCTACTGCCATTATCGAACCCTGCGGTAAGGCATAAGCAACTCTTTGGCAAGGTTGATCTCATCGCTGAGTTTGTCTTTGCCGGGTGTGCTTTGTGATGCGCTTGTTGAGATACCCATAGTCATAGATGAATCTCCACGAACCTTGAGCATTGCGGTAGTTACCAAGATTGCCGCTTCTTTAATGGCTGGTGGTAGTGCTGAGATTGAAACACCTGCGTTGTGCGAATAAGCCAGAGGAGCAGCGAGCGCAACAGTTGTATTGCCGTAAGTGTGATTGCTGGCAATAGTGACAATCTCAGAATTGAAACCATCGTAAATGTGCAAAGTTGAATTGGCAATAATGCCTGTTGAATCTGCAACTACAAGGGTAGATTGTCCTGCGGTAGCGCTTACGATAGTTGTATTAGCGTATCCAGCGACATACTTGAGGTTAATAAATACCTCTGTGCGCGGGCTTGCAGGAAGTCCAAACTGAAGTGGGCCTTGGGTGGAGTAGTTAAAGCCAAGGTTTCCGCAAGGAATAATAATCTGCTGATCTTCGATCCATGCAATAGAAGGATCTGGAACTGTGTTCATCTGCGAGGTTGGGTTGCCATAACTAAAAGCAACAAGCGCAATAATAGGGTTGTAGCGTGGGTGGATGCGAAGCGTTCCATCCTGATAAATGCGAGCGCGCATATTTTCGCTCTCAGTTGTAGCAGCGAGAACCTGATTGCAATAGGTGTCAATCCAAGAAGAGGCGCGGGCGATCACATTAGAGAGTTCGGCATCTTGCACATCTGGGTCTTGGGAGTTAAATACTAGGTTAGAGATATCAATAGCGGTAGGAGCGTTTTTGAACTCGTCAAGGGTCAGGTAAGGGGTGGAGAACTGATGTGTTGTATTGGTATAAGCATTAGCCATTTATTTCTCCGCACTTTGAGCATTTCTTGAAGAATGAACCGAACCCGCAGGCTTTACAAGGAAAACCTACTGCCGAACTATTAGCGATTACGCCGCTTGCGCTCGCTACGCCTAAGCCTTCTGCCTTGAGTTTCTTGACCAGTTTAGGATCGTTGATATGGAGCAATCCATCTTTACCAACAAACTTGCTTTTCTTGCCATTGGGCGTATTGATTGAAACGCTGGTCATACCCTTTGGTGGAATCATTTTTGTCATTGTTTGCCTCCTTTTATGAAAGAGAGCGCACCTTGCGATGCGCTCTCAATCGTTGTGATACTAAGCAGCCTTAATACCGGAAACTGCACCTGACCATGTTGGGCCATATGCAACGAATGTTCCACGGAAGTAGGTTGATGCTTCGTTCTGCAACTGGATCTTAGGCCAGTTGAGATATGTGTAATCCTGCACATTCACCGCAGCCCAGAGATTTGAAACCTCTGAGTTCTCAAATGGAAGGACATAAGAAAGGATTGGAGCAACGCCCTGTGGGAGGTAAGGGTGTACCGTCAAATCGACGAGTTTGCCCGTGACTTCGTTGTGGAGTGCATCAATCGTTGCGCCACCGACATAAGAGCCAGTTTCGCTCTGAGTGAGGTTCAAACGATATGCAGATGTTGAACCAGCAGACTTAATTGCATCTGAAAGTTGCTTACGATCTGAACCGTTCATGAAGATCTCATCAGGGTTAGCGAGGTTGTTAGCGTACATTGCAGCAAAAGCAGTCTGGAACTCTACGCCCGGATTGCTTGTTGAGAATGTTGAGTTGATGTTGTTGTTGTAACCTGACTGTGCGCCAAGGACATAAGCCAAGATTCCGTCATAACCTGCTGAGTAAGCAGATGTATCGGCAGCGTGGTTAGAAGCAACATCGCCAGTTGTAGCAAGAACGCCCTGAAGGGTGAACTTGAGAGTAGCGGTGCGACCCTGATAGAACTTTGCAGTATCAGCAGGTTCAGAAGCACCTACGCCTGAGAATACCTTGTATCCAAGAGCGCCTGAAATTGCTGCTGAAACGACAACATCAATAACCTGAGTTGATCCGTCTGGAGTTGCAGAAGCAACTGAAGAAACAACTGAGTCACCGAATGAACCAGCATCAGAAGTAGCCTTGACCCATACCTTAGTACCAGCAGAGATAGGTGTTTCACCTGTGACGGCAGTACGAGCAGTAGCGGTGATTGTTGGAGCAGCAAGTGCGCCTGAGAATCCGTTACCAGCAGTTCCGCGACCCATCAAAAGCATACGCTCTTCAGCAAGCATTGTTGAGTAGAGGAGTGAGCGAGCAGATGTAGCAATGAGATCCTGATATCCAAGACCTGAATACTGAGCATCGAATGTGACATCATCGCTCAAACCGAATGAAGAATAAGCAAAAATCTTATCATCAGCGGTGTAAGAGATCTTT